ATTGCTGAAGCAGGAAAAGCATTTAGCAGTAAACAATATGAGTATAATATGGCAAGTGTAGAGTATGAAGGCATAAAGATGAGTGGTAGCAAACTGCTATTCATTTTACCCTTATTAGGTACATTAATTGGTGGTTTATGGGGAGGCTTTGAACTCTACAATAGACTACTTGAAGCAGAAGAAAAACTAGAAGCATTACAACCAGAAACAATCGAACAAGAAATTATTAGATTGACTGAACTTACAGAAGTTATCAAAGATAATCTGCAAGGAGAAATCACAGAAGCCGCTCGTTTAGCACGTAGAGTTGAAAGTGAAACTGCCAAAACTCAACGTGAAGTACGTGATGATGTCTATGAGATGGAACGTGAGATGCAAGAACGTTTCAAAGAGCAAGACAAAGAAATGCGTGAGATGAGGAAAGACTTAGAAGAAAGAATTCAAACGATCTTAGAAAATCCTTTGAATGATGTAGAATAATTAATTAAGTTTTTTATTCTCTGCTGGCCAACTATAAATGTAAGAGCCTGCAAAGTCTTTTACTAAGCAGAAGATTTGATCTTTATACTCATAAACACGAATATCTGCTTCATATCCGGGGAGGATTCTATCGAATTTCATTTCATAGTCTCCTCTTCGTTGCCCATAAGTATCAACCATACCAGCAACAGCATTTAGTTCTCGTTGCTCGTTTGGTCCTTGATCTCCTAGATTAGCAAGTACATTGATTTCATTAATCGGAGTTGCTGTTAAAGATGAAAAAACTTTTTGACCCATCATACGAATAGCATCGACTAAGTATCCTGGTAAGTTTTCTACAGAATGAAATCTTGCAGTTACATCACCGTGAGTTCTTAAATCTCGTCTAATTTCTTGTGGTAATGTATTTGGTTCAGAAATACCTTCATCTGCCCCTTCTTCCTCTTCTTCGTCATCAACAGGAACAAGATCAGTCATTTCATCATCGGTGTATTGATAGATTAAGTCTTTGTTTTGAGCAAGTTGAGCCATGCGATCATCCATGCCTTGTATCTGACTTCTATCTACAGTAGATAAAGCATCTTCAGTGTCATCTTTTGATACGACATCTCTGGATTTGATATCCATTGGAGGAATATTTCTTTTTTTCTCTAGGTCGTTTTCTTCTGTAAAGAACTCTTTAAATCTCACAACAAATCCTTATTTTGAATGAGGGGGTAGTTTTGCTTCTACAAACCACTCATGTTTTCTTTTAACCGGATTGTACTTCTTAAGTTTTAACTTAGTATTGCTTACGGTTAAATTTTTTGTTTTGATAGCAGTGTAATGATATGTATGATGATCTCTAGTTTCACCTTCGGGTATCAGATAAATCTTTGACTGTTTCTTTTTCTTGTCCGCCATTGAATTTACCCTCTACTGCTTGTTGACTTACTACAAAGGTAAAACCACCACAGATCATCGGTAGCATCATCAGTATTCCTATGAAAATTGCTTCCACTTATCATTATTTCTGGTATTTACTATATCCACTTAAACGTAAGATATCTTCTAACATATTGTCAGGTGCATGATCATGTGATTTGTCGTTTGCAACTTCTTCTGCATGTTCTCTATCTGCTTTAACATCCTTAACATCTACGTTAAGATAGTCTGCTAAATCTTCATCAGACATTTGATGAATAGACATTTCATCATCTGCATGTTTACTTTCGGCTCCAACTAAGTCACCTACTTTTGCAGGGCCACCTACAGGTCCTAATTGTCCTGCACGTTTTTGATTAGCATCTAAGCCTTCTTTTAAATCACCTTTCCAAGCACCCATATTTGATAATTGCCATGCAATATGATCTCTAACAGCAGTATCTAGGTGATCACCATGATTGAATGACTGCCACCAATGTGTTGTGCCGTTTTTCTGATGGTCTGCTAATACTGATTTGAAGAAAATTAATATATCTTCCATGTCTTGTATATTTGTATCGGTTCCATTAACGTCCCATAGCATATCCCATTTCTCATTGTCATCTGCTTGTTGATACCTTTCGTCTTTTTCTATTTCTGCTCTTTGTTTTTTAGCAAGTTTTATATCATCAATAATTTCTTGTATTTTATTTTTTATTTTACTTTCTAAGGGTTGCCCTATTTCTTCTTCTTTGATAGGATGACCTGGGTTGTAACCTTTCATTGGTATATCTCCGTATTCTTCTTTATAATCACTATACATTTGAGTAATTGTAGGGCCTTCTGCAGGATAATTATGTGCGACCATGATATCAAAGTAATCATCAAATTTAAGTGGGCCACCATATTCGTTAAATACATCTCCATTTAATATTGTGTATTTGATTTCTTTACCTGTCATTGGACTTTTAATTTTTTCAATTGGTAAGTTTGCTTCTTCTAAATTATCAGGCTCGTTTTGTGTTTTATAGATTGCTCTTTTAACTCCTGGATGCTCAGATAGTCCTGCTTTAATGCCTTCAATTGCTTTGATTGCTCCAGTTTGATTGCCACCTTTATATCTAGGATCATTTAAAATGCCATATGCCATTTTAATTTCTTTATCTGAAAAATCTTTTTCATCAATAACTGACTCTTCACCTAACAGTCCTGCTAAAGCAGTACCGATAGTTACTTTATCTGCTGGTCTTGTATACGGATCGGGTTTCTTGTTTAATATTCTATCTGCTTCAATTCTTGAGGCATCCTTTGCATTTTTTGCTGAACTGGCTTTAGTAAAATCATATTGATTTTTGTACTTTTCATATTCTCTGATTTGCGATGATATTTCTTTACGTTTTACCGGATCACTTTCTTTTGGTATTTGTAATTTAAGATCCCTAATTCTTTGTTTGATTACTTCTTCATATGCTTTTGCATTTGAAGAGGCTTGTTGTATTTTCTGTACGTCTAAATTAACTAAAGTTCTGAAATCAGTATTCTCAGATAAATCTAATTCAGGTTGCACAGGTTTTTCTAGTTTATTTTTTAAGTCTTTTTCACTAAATGCGGCTATAATATCATTATATCTATGTGCTACAGCAGGATGTTTTTCACCAAATTCTTTTTCACTCATTTCTAAAGCATCTACGACTAATTGATTATGCTTACCTTCGTTTAAATGATCATCGTCTGGATCAAACGGATGAGGTTTGATTCTTTTGCCTGTTTTAGGGTCATGGTTTTTACCAGATTCTTCATCTCTTAAATCATCATCTTCAGTACCCATTCCACCTGGCTTTTCACTTTCTTCTTTTAATTTTGCATTACAGTTGCAATGTGGACAGTCTGGTGAACATGTGCAGTCCTCTGCTTTTACGTCTGCACCACAGCACTTATCTGAACAATGTGTGTCTCTTTTTCCTTCGTCTATCTGTTCCATTTCAGTAATAGACTTTGCCCATTGATCTAACTCGTTAACTTCTTCGATTTCATTAATGATGTTACTATTAAGTTTGTTTAAGATTGGCAATACTGATTCAATTCTAGGATCGATGCTTTCATGCGAAAACATTTCTGCAATGCTTGAATGATCAGCATCATCTTCCATAAGAGGAGGAGTCCATGACTCAAAATAGTGATTGTATCCTCTATGACTTTGCATCTTTTGCAGTGTTTCTTTTAATGATCTGTGATGTTTGACACCTTCTGCTATGAGTTGTGCTACAGATTCATTGAATTCTCCTCTACGAGTAGCACGTACAAAGCCTGCCATTTTAGTATATTCTTCTACTAATGCAGTGATGTGTTTGCCTCTGTCATCGTAGGGAGTTCCGCCTTCTGCTACGTGTCTACCATATACACGTGCAATACCTGGCATTTTAGTTGGGACTGCAAAACGTTCACCTTCAGTATTTTCAACAAAAATCTTGTGTACGTTTCTCCAACGTTGCTCTCCTTCACCAATCTGTCTATCATGCTGAATTACAACTTTTACGTTAGGTATGTTATCGTTATATGATGTTCTTTTATTAACAGCATGATAACCTTCATTCATTTTTTCTTTCATTTTATAGTAATCCCTTTGACGCATATCGTCACCTAAACGATCACTGTCATGTAATCCAAAGTTTAGTTGTTTTGATAATGCCCATTGCTTTAAATGTTTTAACAATCCAGACCATGAATCATCATACTCAACACCATTAGTTTGTCCTGGAGGACTACCTGCTTGATTATCGTCATAATAGATATTTAACGATGATGTTTTATCAATGGTCGCCCATGCTTTACCATAATTTTCACCGTCTTTAATAAATTGAAACTCAAAAACATCTGCTGTTTCTGGATTTGTTCTTTCATTTTTTGAGTCTTTGGGTGCTGGTTTGTATCCACGAGTCTTAAAGATATCGTAGAGTCGTTTATTAAAGGATTCCTGATCAATTGCCATACTATTATTTATCTCTTTTAGTTAATCACAGCAAAGAACGGCAAGGGTGCAACCATCTCATCGTGGTCTCGCATATGTTCAGTTAAGTCACTGTGGAAGTCTGTAATGTCTTGTAATATGCGTACTACAAGCAATGTAGCCATCACTAAGTCATCGTTATCACCAATCTTTGCTTGATAACTACCACCAGATGCAACGAATGTTTTTAACTCACTAATTAATGCTTTGCTTTTTACATTCATTTTTTTACTTTCCATCAATGTTTTGAATTTAGCACATGCGGCAAGTTTAACTTTGTGTGTTGTATTGTATCCTCTACGTTTTTTACCTTTCTCACTTAAGAATATACCTTGAATATTTGATTCTCCGTATTCTGATAGTGAGATCAATGCGGCTTCTCCTATCGAATTGTTTTCAAGTGAATAATATATGTTGTTTGGTTCACCTGTTTCTTCTGCTATGTATTGTGTAATCTGCCCCAACAATTTAATCTGCTGAGGAATATCTGTTTTATTATCTTTCCATTCGCCGATTTGTGTTGTTGTGTTTGCTTCAAAGATTTGTATTGCGGCTGGATCTCCACCTGTACCCAATGACGGATCTAACCCTACACAATAGACCATGCCTTTCTTGGGTTTTTGAAACCATCTGACTTGACCCATTCTATTTGTAGGTTCTACTGATTCTAACATGATTAATGTATTAGGATTGATTAATGTTTCATCTGCTATTAAGAATTCACAACCGATTTCACGTGCAAATCTGTCGTCTCCTAATTGTGCTTTTATTTCTTCTGCCCACTTATTATCACGTCCGGGTTGTTCATGCCAGTATGATCTAAAAGGTTTGAATCCATTAACACCTAGTTCTGTTTCTTCTCCGTTAGCATCTATATTTTTATTTGCTTGTTTCCAAATCAATGCAAACTGATCTTCATCAGAGTTCGGAGTAGATGTGATGATTGCTTTACCACCTGTTGCTAGTGTTGGTGTAATAGAAGTCCAAAACTGTTCGGCAATTGTAGGTCTTACGAATGCAAACTCATCCAGATACAAGAGTGTGATCGACATACCACGACCCGTATTCTCTGTAGTCGTTGCTGACACAATACGAGAGCCATTCTCAAAGTCTAACGATCCTTTGTTGTATGTAACAACACCTGCTTTGATATGGGTAGGACAGTTTTCATATGCATATCTGATACGTTGCATAATCTCTTGTGAACCTGTGTACTTATGTGCGGCGATTAGAATCGTAGCATCAGGTACAAACATAGCATACCATAATAAGTAACCTGCGGCTGATGTAGACTTACCTGACTGTCTAGGCATAAGAGCAATTGAATATCTATAATTATGATAAGTGTCGATTAAACGTTCTTGGTATTCATAAGGATGATATTGAATTGAACCTTGCGTTGGATGCTGAATATAAAAGAAGTTATCCATAAAGTATAGATAACCAGTATCAGGATCACAACACTTTACAAAATCATCAATTTCTTTTTGATTTTTAAATGCCGTTTTCTTATATGCTGGCTTGACTAATTCGCCCGTACCACTTGCGTTAAAGTTGCTCATACTAGTATTTAGTGGCTTTTTAGTTCTTTAAACATATCCTCGGCAAAATCTATATGATATTGTCTACCAGGATGCTCATCATTACATATTATTAATTGATCTTTGTTTAAAAGTATTTCAGATTTAGGTATATTTAAATCTTCTGGTTGGTCTTTAAAAAAGGGTTTTACTTCTTTTAGTATAGGAAAAAATCTAGGTAGTAATTCATTGTTACGCAATTCATTTTCCTCACTCACAGAATAAACTACTTTGCAAATATCTTTTAAATAATTGTGAGCACCTTCGATTAATAATCCTAGTTCCCATAAATTGTCAAAATCAGTGTTGTATTTTCTATAATAATCGTCCATGCCTTGGTAATGCGGTGATATTTCTGTATAAATTTTAGGATTATGAGGTGTGTAATTTCCAGTCTGCCAAGGCCCTCCACCGTCGATATTATTTTCATTGGCCCAAACGACTTTGCGATGAGAGTTAGGCCATTGAATAATTACTGTATCACTAGGTTGAAATTGAAATTCTTTGATCATTTGAAACACAAATTTAGGTGAAGAGCCTCCCCTACCTAAATTTATACATTCTAAATTTAACTTTTCGGCTAACAAAAAAGGCCATGCATGTTCACTTGCAGGCTTAATATAAAGAATAGCATCTTGAGGTGATCTATAGTATTGATGGTCCATAAATCCGCCACCGTCTAACCCGATGCCTTGTGTAAAACTACAACCAAAAGTAATTAAACGCATTTAATGTGATTTTTTATAATCTTGGTAGTCTAAAAAGAAACCAATAGCAACTAAAATATTCATTCCTAATGATGCTATAATCATATGAATATCTTCATAGACATCCATCTTAAGACTAAGATGCAAATGTCCTACTGCCCAAAACGGAATAGCCAATTGCTGACTAATCCATGACAGTGTGTATCTTATAAAAATAAACTTATTTGATATCAAGACCTTTTGCTTTCCTTGCTACGATACAGTAATAATGTTCTCTCATTTTTAATGGTTCTCCTTCAGGATCCTGTGGGTTTTGTTGTGATAAGTCAAATTCTAAATTATTAAATTGTTCGATTTCAAAACCTGTACGTTGTAATAGAGCCGCTAGTTGCGAATGTCCAAATATACTGTAGTGATTTAAATTAAACTCATGTCTTCTATCACAATCTGGTGCCGGCACTTCAATATAAATCCTTGATCCTTGTTTTAAAATACGGTTGTATTCCATTAAACTAAAGATAGGATAAGGGGAATGTTCTAATGCATGACGTAAGAAAATAAAATCTACACTTTCGTCATAGTAACCATCTTTCTGAGGCAAAAATGACAAATCATATCCTTTAGTTTCATGTCCTTTATCTTTACAGATTTTAATGTCTCCAGGAGACAAGGTAACTCCTAACACATCTTCAAACCCTCTTTCTTTCATTTCATCTAAGAAATATCCCGGGCCGCAACCCAAGTCTAAAATTTTAGAATCTTTGGGTAATGCTAGTGGATCAATGTAGGTTTCAACTACTTGTTTTGTTAGGTCTTTATGAAATGGGCTGTCCCCTTCATCGTAAATGTGAGCAGTATATAGCCACTCGTTATAAAATTTTAACTTGATTAAGTCAAGTGTGTTATTAATATCATATGGGATTTCCATTCATTGCTCCTTCGTGCAGATATAAGAAATAGTATGATAATATTTAGTGACAGGAACTGTCTAAGAATTATTTTTTATGTCCAAGGTCTGCTAGATGCTAATGGAACTGTTGAAGTAGGTGTTGCTGTATTTCCAACATACTTAGCAGGAAGTAAGTTTAAATCAGCAGTGTTTAATGCGTTATATGCGGGTAGACTAACATTGCCAGTAGCGCCGCCCTTTCTGTTTAGTTGTGCTATTTCTGATACTCTTAATTCTTGTCTGAATTGTAATGCCGTAGCAGGAGCACTTGCAGTAGATGCCGGTGTTGTTAGAAATATATCTGTTGCTGGGATCGTTGTTTGTGTTGCATTATCAATTGTCTCACTAACAATAGCACCTGAGGCGAAAGGATCAGTGCCTGTAGCACCTACAAAGTTCATTGAAGCAAGTGTAGCAGTTGGAGTGTCGTTATCGTTGATACTTGTATCTCTAACTAATGCTAAGTTATAATAGTTGCCTGCGGCTATGCCATCTGATGCTATGATTGATGCTAATACGTCTGCGACAGTAGTTGTCGCATCATCAGCATATGTAAAGATAGTAATTAATCCTGTTAATCCTTTAACTGGAACGTTGACGGCTGCCATTATCTTTCATACCCTTTAAAACCTTCTACTGGACTTTGTTTATTAATTGAAGGTAATTCAGATGAACGCATATCACCTGAGTTTAAGTCTTCCCATTCAGAGCCCACTGCTTTGTATGCTGACTTTAACATATTAGATTCTACTTCAGTATATGGTACAGCCATGTTGCTTGTGCCTATCCAACTTTCTGAATCTAAGTCTATCTTTTGATGATCTGATTCTCCATCTGCTTGTGCAAGAGCCATCATTACACGATTTAATTCGTAGACTCTATCTCTGCCGTCTACATCTTGGAACTTATGCATGCCTCTTGAACCATAACGTTGACGTTTAGTTAGTTTGCCAGGTGCATTATCTTCAGTTATAAATTCTCTTGCTCTCATTATGGTGTTTCTTCAGTTGTAATTGTATCGTCTACTTCAGTTGCAAGTTCAGAATCTACATAGCCATCAAGTGCGATTGGCAATCCTGCTGGTGCTTCTCCTTGGAACATGACTGAAGAATTAATAAAATGAAATAGTGTTTGTGAACCAGATACGTTTGCTGGGTCAGGATCAACTAATATCCTAACGTTACCAGCATTGACATCCATATCATATCCGGTGCCTCTTATTAACACATTTCCCCACTGTGTAGATGAGTATGCTGAAAATTTAATATTGGCTGAGTTAGCACTTAATTGTGCATCTAATCTAACATCTTGTTGATCAATTGTGCCGGGGTCGTTTGTTTTAATAAAAAATGAACCCAATGTAAATGCGTTTGCTGGGTATTCCCAAATGACTTGTTGTGCTGTATTACCTGTTGTGTATGTATTAGATGATATAACAGCAGTAGAGTATAGGTTCGCAAAGTTGTTATTGATCTTATCAAAGGCAACTCTTAACGGATCACCTGAACCGTCATTTGGTAACGCACCTATATTAATAATTTCGTATGTAGCCATATTTTTATCCCAGTCTTATATTGTATTTATGCGATTGGGCAAGTAACAATGCTATTGCTTTGGTGGAGTAGCCTTCATATTTTCTCTGGCTAATCCATTCATTTTTTCAAAACTACGCATACCACCTAAACCTAACATAGATAATGTAAGTGTCATCAAACCTTCTGTTTGAATAACAGGTAGTGTTACTTGTGCTCCACTAATAACAACTCCCCAATTTAAAATTGGTGCTAAGACATAAGACCATGCTAAACCAAATGCACATATCCACATAATTGCAGGTCTTGCTCCTGCTACAAAAATACTTGGATGTTTTGCTTGTTCTAAATTGATTTGATTTTGCTGGAGATTAGCATTATGTAACACCATTTTAAGTTCGTGTTCCATTTCTGCTTTCTTGTCTTTGTCTACGATAAACTTATCTAATATTGGCCCTGCGGCGCCTATAACTGAATCAATAATTCCTAATCCCATTAGAAACCTCCTCTATAATATACTACTATTTATCGCCTCTCCACTGGTAAATGCTTTTCTCTACGTGAATACGATTATGATCCAGTATAGGTCTCATGTCTCTATAGATGTCTCTTAATTCAGTAATTGTTTTACTTTCGATATATTTTATAATTTCAAATATTTTATACAACCGTTTTTCATGGTCGGTACAGTCATCATATGACTCGTCCCAAAAGTCACTAAAAGTCTTATAACCGTGTTCATGTAAATACTTTAATGTGCCTGGGGGTGCCATAAGAATAAAAGGTTT